ATTCTGTAGAAGGAGATTTAAACGTTAATGATACAGATTATCTTGATAACCAAGATGGAAGTTATTATTTGGATGATACTAACTGTTCGGCAGACCAGGATTGTGCAAACATACTATATACTACAGACGAATATCTTGGTGGATTGAGCTGTTCAAATTCTGAGATAGCAAAATGGAATGACACATCTTCTGCTTGGGAATGTGAAAGTGATGCTGAAGGAGCGGGTGGAGTAAATATGTGGGCTGATGGTGGAACTTACTTATATCCAAATACTACCTATGGAGATAATATAAATGTCATAGGATGGGTAAATGCAACTGAATTTTACCAAGATGGAAGTAAGGTTTTAGATTTAGCAGATATGGGAGACCTTAATACAAACTCAAGTGAATATTGGGATGATATAGATGCACCAAGCGGTTTAAATAATTTAATAACAATTTTATGGGCTAATGTAACAGATGGATGGAGTTTAGATGTAGGTTGGACTGGTACTTTACATGGTGGAAATATAACTGCAGATAGTTTGACTGGAACACAGATAGCCGAGCTTACTGATGCAGATATAAGCAACACTCTAACCGCTTCAACCTGGGACAGTGAAACCTCACAAGGAGATTTAAATGTAAATCACTCTGATACATCTGGAACAGCTACAACTTGGGATGGAGAAACATCACAAGCGGATTTAAATGTTAATTCTTCAAATTATTGGGATGAATTAGATACACCAGCAGACATGAATACAAACTCAAGTGAATATTGGGATGACTTAGGAAGTCCGAGTGACATAAGTGCTGGTGATATAACCGATGATGATACATTCATAGCAGTTGGAGATTCTTTCTTAAACGACAGCGGAGATGTTGGTGTATCAGGTACATATGGAGCTATGGTTTTAACAATAGAACATAATGCTTTAGATGACCAATATTTTGATGCAGAGAATGATTTAACTGCTCTCCTAAATGATAATTATCTTTTAATTAGTGGAGGAAATGTTACAGGAAACATAGGATGTGACCATAATTTTTATACAACAGGAGCTGGTGATGATTTATGGCTTGGTAACGAAGACCAAGCTTCTGCAAGTTTTAGGGCGTATGCTTCTGGAAATCTTTTTATGAGCGGGGATTTAACTGGAGCAGACGATATAAATGCAACGGAATTTTACCAAGATGGAAGTAAGGTTATAAGTAATTTAGTAGAAGATACAAGTCCACAACTTGGAGGAAACCTTGATGCAAATGCATTTAATGTTTCTGTAGATTCAGGAAATTATATTTGTCTTGACGGAGCGACATGTTCTAAATACATTTACTATGATGGTTCAAACGTAATAATACAGGGGTGATAAAGTGGTAAAAAATATAATAAAAGCCACTTCGATTATAATTATTTTGATTGTTTCTGGTATCACTGTAAACTGGGTTATAAGCGATGAATATTCATCGCTCTATAAAGACGGAGACCTCATGGCAAGGTACAGATGGCACGTCGAGGCCGAAAGAACTTATATCAACAAAAATTCTTGGTATAGAACAAATGTAATGTGTCCTAGAATAGTATCGGAAGGTGGTTATGAAACTCCAACAAGATGCTATTATTCGGATGATTATTATGAACAGTTGAGCAGAAGCTTGATAAATACAAAAATATTAAGAGATGGTGATTTTGTTTATAAAAATTCTCCGTTCTATAAATATGGAACTTCTGGAGCTTATGCTGGTATTCTGGAAGAAACCTATGATTTTTCTGGTAAAGTTATTGAGGAATTTCCAGAAGATTATTTTGTCAACTGGAATCCAAAGGACACAAGAAACTACAAGCTTGTATGGAGAATTTGGGAGCTGAAAGAATTGGATTTACCGCCTGGAGAATATCACGATTGTATATATACTTTTGGTAATATTAAGATAGACATAAAAGATTGCGACAAACTTGAAAAAGCTGTTGTAAAGGATAGCAAAACAATATGGTTCTATTTCAAGAATGAAAAAGGAGAGCAAGTCATTAATGCAAATCTCATTGACCCAGAGACCGACTGGTTTATCGAAGGAGATACAATTTATTTGAATGTTTCTGGAAAGGGAATAATAAGCCAGACTCCGCACACTTTAAACGATTTTACGAATAAACCGATTCTAAACTTCACTTCAGATTTAGAAACTTCACAATGCTTTAATGTTGGATTTTTATTTGATACCGATAGGGCCTATGCGTCAGGGGCCTCATACTGGACAAATTATTCGCATCCAGACGAGGAATTAATTTACGATAACATAACTAATCATTTTGATTGTGCAGGAATTAATAATGTAAATTATGGAATAATAAACTCTACATATGGTTGGTGTAATGATAGTGATTGTTTGTATAATACAAATAATGTAACAGAATGTTACAGCGAGAATTATTACGAATGGTATAATGCAAATGCTACTGGTGTGAGATTATACTGGAATGTATGGAGTGTAACTGATTATATTGACAAATGGTACTATGACTGGAAAAATGTAACTAATAAATTCAGTTCCAAAAACATAGATTTTGGTGGGTGGAACAAGGCTTATTATATAACAGATATAATATTTGAAGCAGGAGAAACAAAAAGTTTAAAGCCTATTATAAATGTAGTTCCAACAATTGGAGATAATATAGGAAAATATGGATTATATATATGGAAATGCGAGGATACAATACAGGAGTCATGGACTGGCTGGAATGTTTATGTTGACCCTTGGTGGAATGAAAGTTGGAGTAAATGTAAAGATATAACATTTGATAATAATGATGATAGAGTACATACAAACGAGTTTACTTTGATAAATATGACTGATTTAAGTTTTAACGATACAACATATGTAAGGATAATAAATGCAGGTTGTGGTGATGAAGGAACTGAGCAAAACTTACAGGTTGAAAGTAATTCTACAAGCTGGATAAGAGGATGGGTATTGGTTCCTTCTATTTCAAATACAACAAATACAACCTGGTCAGTCTATTATAGCGTTCCTTCTGAAGATGTCTCTGCTTCTTCAATGAGAACAGATATGGTTTATGCGTGGGAAGATTTTAACGATAAAACACAAACAAACATAGATAACGGATTTAATGATTTAGCAGGTGCTGCGTGGTCTGAACATACTGGTGCTGTTTATATATGTCCAGGTATTGGAGAAACAAATGGAATTAATACATCTGCACGTGCCGATGCAAGTATGAAAGTAAACCCTACAATTAACTTATTAGGAGATGTATATTTTTCAAGATTTATGACAACAAATGCAGCAGCTTACGCTGGTGCAAGATTAGATGATGCTTATATTTACGATGATGCTGGAGGAGTACCAGTTTATCAACCTCTAGTATTTCATGCTTCAACTGATAATGTAACTTTTCAAAATTATACAACAACAGAACAATTAACTCCTCCAACTGGTTGGTCTGCTGATGTATGGTATAATAAAAAAATTATGTTAAGCTTTACTTCTGACTATCAGAGTGGATGGTTTAACTATGGAACGAATACTTATACTGATAAAAGATTTTATCAGACTACTGGAAGTTCCTTGGATTATATTAGAGTAGTAAGATATGGAGGTACTGGCGTAGATGCTGGTGTGTTATATTGTGTTGATAATATAATTATAAGCAACTATTCTGATTTTAATGATTATGATGTAAGAAGTGCGATTGAAATGGGTTCGGAAGAATCATCAGGAGATTCATGCGACTATACTTCGGGAACTTGGACAATAGATTGTGCCGAAAACTGCCATGTAGATACCATAACAGATGTTATGGGAAATTCTATAGTAACAACAGATTCAGGAATGATATATGTAGATAATAACGTAACAAATTTTACAAGTATATTAAATTTAAGTTCAGGCTGTGCAATTAACATAAGTTCGGGAATAAGGTGGGGATAATGACAAGAATAACAGTAACTAATGATAACTTACGCAGAACTTTAATAAATGATAACTCACGTAGAACTTTAATAAACGACAACTTACGCAGAACTTTAATAAATGATAACTCACGTAGAACTATTATAACAAGAAGGCATGGTGGTAGTACAGAATTAAGCCTATATGGAGATACCGATTTCGGATTTGGAAGGTATGGTGGTACTAAAATAGACGAAACAGCCACAAACGAAATAACAATAATTAATGAGGGAGGTTAATATGACAGATTTAATATTTGATATGAAAAAAGGAGATACACACAATCCATTGCAGCTTTTGTTAAAGCATGGCACAAGTTCAAGCAGTTCAGTAGTAGACCTTACAAGTGATACGGCAAAGTTTTACATGAGATTAAGGGGAGAAAGAACCAATAAGGTAGACGGAACGGCAATGAGTATAACAGGTGATAGTGCAGGAGAGCTTGAATATCAATGGAAAACTGCAGATGTAGATACGGCAGGAACTTACGAAGGAGAAGTTGTGGTTACTTATGACGATGATAGTGAAGAGACGTTTCCTGAAAACTCGGATAAAATAGTTATAGTTATACACAAAAGCTACGATTGATGGGTTAAGTTTTTAAACTATAACAATTAAAAATAATAGTCAAGAGACAAAAAGTGGTAATTCATGGCCGTATATGAAGACATGAGAAATGATTTTACTAAAGTTCTTAGTGAATGGAATAATGCAATAACAATAACTAGAACCACAGAAACAAAAGGAAGTATGGGTGAAGTTATTTCAACTTCTGATACGTCTTATACTATTAATTGTATAATTCAACAGATAACAGAAAAAGACAGAGATATTCATGCCATTGGATTAGCTGAACCAGGAAATAGAAAAGTATTTTTCAAGTATCAATATGATTCTTCTGACGATTCAGATATATCGGGAACGTTTACTCCAGCGGCAGGAGATAAAATAACGGATGCTGACAGTAATTGTTGGAGAATAGAACAAATTGTGCATAGAGCAAGACGCGGGGATAATATTATATTTATAAAGACAGTTGCGAGGAGATTAGAATGAAGCTGGATGTAAAGGTTAAAACAAAGTTTGATGATAAAAAGGTAATGGAAGGAATGAAAAAGGCGCTTGCCGAACTTATGCATATAGTAGAATTTCACGGAGTAAGATTATGTCCAGTAGATACTGGAAGATTAAGAAATTCATTAAACTTGAAAAAGATAAATGATTTTGAATGGATATTTGCATGTGGTGTAGAATATGGAGTATATCAGGAATATGGAACATATAAAATGGATGCGCAGCCATTTATGAGGCCAGCACTTGATATAGGAATACAAAGTATGCCAAGTATAGTAAATAGATATATGGTGGCGAGTTAAATGGTCAGATACGAACCAAAATGGATTTTAGCAGATTTTCTAAGGGCGAGAATCACTGACCCAAGAACAAGGCTTGCTTCCACGTCTGATACATTTACTGCTACAAACGACCAAACAAGTTACACACTTACACCAACAACTGGAAAAAGAGTTCATTCAATAACTGCTGTTACTGTAGCAGGAGTCACACAAAGCAAGTGGGGAGAATATTATATTGATACTCAAAATCAGAAGATGATACTTGTGACTGGAGCTACGACTGGACAAACTGTAATTGTTACATATTTAGAAGGGACAACTGATTGGATTTATCCAGACAAACCAAATGAAAGTTTGGCAGCTACAAGTTATCCGAGAATAAGTATTATGATTATAACCAGTCCAGGAAATAGACAGGGTAAATATGATGCAGATGTGGAGTATAATATTCATTTTCAGGTTGATGTTTGGGCTGCAGAAGGACAAACGTTTACAATTAGTGGAAAAGTATATGAAGGAGATGAACTAACACATTTATTAGGAATGTTGGTATGTGAAGTGTTGAGGCGATATGAAGATGACATGTATCCGAAAATGTATGACTATCAGCCGATAACAGGTCCCAGAGACTTACCATTCGATAAAGACCATGGAGTATTTAGAAGTACTGTTGAATTCAAACTAAAAACATTGAATCTGGGTGTAAATTTATAGGAGGTATTGAAAAATGTTAGTAAAATATATTGGAATACATCCTGAAGTAAGGTATAGAAAAATGATATTTAAGAAAGGAGAAGAAAAAGTACTTCCTGAAGGATTTGATATTCCACAAGATTTTGAAATAATTGGTAAGGAAAAGCCAAAATTTAAGAAGATGTCTATTGATAGTTTGATTGATATAAATGGAATAGGCGAAGAAACGATAAAAGATATAAAAAGAAAATACAACAATTTGGAGAGTTTAAAGATTGATTTGAAAACCGACAAAGCTCCATTTAGAAATGATGTTGTAAAACAGTTAAAAAATAAACTTTTACGGTGATAAAAAATGGTAGAATTAACATTAGGAAAAAGGGAACAGATAAGCATGAAGGAGGAGACGGATTACGGTGACGCAGTAACACCAACGCTCATAATGGGAAGAGAAGCTATATGGGAGCCGAACAATCTGGAAAATTGGATTGAGCTAAGAGGAGCAGATAGTAACGACGTGAACGTGGATGATATGGAAATAGGTATGAAAACAGTTGGCGGAACATTGACATTTGCTCCGCAGGACTGGATATTCATGAAATATATTCTTTGTGATGGTAGTTCTGATATTGCAGATACTGAACCAGCAGCTTATTATTTACATACGTTTACAAACGCGGTGGATGTTGGGAGTTTCACTTTACAAAGAGCACAACAGTTAACTGCTTTAGATGACCATGTTGTTACATATGATGGATGTCAAGTAGATAAATGTTCAATGTCTTGGGATTCAAGCGGTGGTGATGCATTACTTAAGGTAGCTCTTACAGTTTTAGCTCAGGATTTAACGGCAGGAACAACGACTACATCAATAGCTGGAGCTACAACAAGCGCATTTCAGTTCAGGAATGTTGTATTAACATTGAATGACTCAGAAGTAACAGAGCATGTTGGTGGAACATTTAATATAGAAAATAATTTAAATCCAGCTAGATATTCAAACTATACTCTAGATAGAACAAAGGGAGAATCCGCACCAACAATTAGAAGATTTAATGGAAGTTTTAGAATAAGAGTAAAAAGCGATGCATATTTTGACTTCTGGGATACTGACGCAGTAATAGATGACTGTAAACTTAAATTTGAGAGGGGAACAAACGACCTGGCAGAATTTACATTCGTCAATTTCAGAATAGAAAATGCACCCGACCCAACAAATTTGGATGGAATAAATACAGTTACAATAAATTGGACAGCAGAAGATGCAACTCTTACAGCACAGGATGCTATTGGGGTTTATTAAAAACCAAGAGGTGATTGAATGTACGAAGAAGACTTCGTAAAAGAAGCATTGATAGATGTTAAGATAGATAAAAGGGAGTTTAAGTTCAGAGAAATAACAGGAGAAGAACACGATAAAGTTGCTGGAGAATCCATAAGCATATCGGAAGATGGAAAAATTAATATGGATTTAGGCAAAAGAAATCTTGGATTTCTTCTGACTATGGTAATTGAAGCTCCATATGAAACAAACGGCAAAAAATACAAGGATATGAATATAATAGAGAAAACGAAGGTTCTTAAGAAGCTAAACTTTAATATGTTCGGAAAGCTCTGTAAGGAAGCCAACAAGATACTTGGAGTGAGTAAGGAGACTGAAAAAAAATAGAGGGGGTCGTGCTGCACGGAGGAGTATGCCGTGACCCCAGAATATCGAGGAAACTCCTATATGTTGCCCTTAGCGAAGAGTTCGGTGGAACTCCGATTGATTGGAAAAGGGAGAATGAAAGCGACATTAAGGTTTACGAGATAATAATGAGATGTAAAATGAGAAAAAAGCTGGTAAATGCGCAGCTTAATAGTATGAGATGATTAAATGGTTGAAGTAAAATGTGAATATTGTGGTAAAATAATAGAAAGAATACCCGCCAGATTGAAGTTAAATAAACTTCAATTTTGTAATGCTGAATGTTATAGTAAGTATGTTTCAAAATATTATAGAGGTAGAAATCATCCACATTGGAAAGAAGATAGTCATATAAAATTAGAATGTTTAAATTGTGGGAAAATATATGATGAAATAATTCAAAGAAAAGATAGAAGTCATTTTTGTAGTAATAAATGTAAATATGAATGGCAATCAAGTGAGTTGGTCGGAGATAAAAGATATAATTGGAAGGGTGGATATATACCATATTACGGAACAAATTGGATAGAAATAAGAAAAAGAGCGTTAAAACGGGATAATTTTACTTGTCAATTATGCGGAAAACATGAAGATGAATTTGATATATCATTAGATATTCATCATAAAATATCAATTAGAAAGTTCAAAGAACCAGAAGATAGTAATTTTTTAAATAATTTAATAACTCTTTGTAGAAGATGTCACATGAAAGTAGAACGAGGTGATGAATTATTGTAAACGTTGGAAGTTTGGAAATTATAGGAACTCTGAACGCTGAGAGCCTTAAGGCTGGTCTCTCTGATATGAAGAGAAGTCTTAGCGAGGTAGCGGTAGCGGCAAAGGGAACGTTTGGAGATATAAGCAGAATGGCTGGTCCGCTAAAAGTAATTGGAGGACTTGCAACGACAATAGGAACTGGATTATTAGGAGCATTTATGGGCTTAGCTACAATGGCTCCGCAGGTTGCACCGCATCTTGAGAGGATGAAGGCCGATTTCTTCAGACTTAGCACGATTATAGGAGAACATTTTGAGCCAGTATTTTCCAAAATGGCTGAAGGATTTTCAGGATTTATAGGTTGGCTTGGAAGTGACGGAAAATGGGTTCTTGAGGTTGCTGCAAAAACATTTGATTTTTTAGCAGATTCTATAATTAACGCGAAGAATAATCTTTGGGATATACATGCAGAAACTGGAAAAGCATTTAGAGAAGCAATGGATATAGGAGATATAATAGGAATGGGAGAAAATCTTCCACTGGGACTAGGAACTGTTTTTAAGATTGGAGAAGAATTGGGTAATGCACTATTTGATGGATTTTATGAGGCTGGTAGAGCTTTTAGGGAAGACTTTGAATCAGGAAATATTTTAGGAGTTTTGGAAGGTGCATTTTCTGGTGTTATTGATGCAGCTGGTAGTATATTTTCTCCTTTCATAAAACTTATAGAAAGTATAGGTAAGGACACAGACGAACTGAAAATAAAATATTCAGGAACGTGATAAAATGACTACAATGAAAATTGGCGAAGATACACAAGCATACGCTGCTGCATCATATAGTTTCTCGAATAATCCAGAGATAGTAGATTCACAGCTTGTGCCAAATAGAAAGTTTACAGAGGTTCCATTCGGTAAGAAGCATATAGTCAGCGATGGATATGGAGCGAAACCAAGGAATATAATTCTTACTGGTACGTTCCATGGAACTAGTAAGAGGACATATTATAACGATTTAGCAGAACATATTTATGATAATCTTGTAAAGAAATTCTTTATAACATCGACAAAGTTTTATTATTTTCTCGGCGGTAATTTAAAAGAGACACTTAAGGGCGGAAGGACAAACTTCATAGATTATGTGGCAAATCTATGGACTCCAATACCATTCGCGTTTTCTGATACGGAAAGCACATATACAGTCGCGATAGCTAATGCAGATGAGTTGGAATTAAATGATGCAACTGCGAACAGTACAGGTAATTTTACAAATGCTGGAAACGCACCATCTTTTGTTAAGTGGGTTATAGTAAACACAAGTGGAAATAATATAACCCAGATAGACATAGGGAACGCATCAACACTAGCAGGTAGCAAGCAGAAAATAAAATGGACTGACTCGACTGGATTGGCATCTGGAAAGACGCTGACAATTTATATTTATAAGTTCAAAGAGGAAGATTCTGGATATAAATTTATGAGATACGGATATTCTGAGGAATCGAGTGTTGAGTTTGGAAGTGTGGCCATAACAGGAGATTTGCCTTATGTCACTAAAGAGGCAACAGACCAAAGCTTTTCAATACAACTTACAGGAAATTCTGATGCATCAACTATTACGGCAACTTATAGAGCCGCATATCTTGGGTGATTAAATGTATAGGATAGAGGTAACTGACGGAAGCGGAAACGTGGAAAGCGTAGATACGTATACAAAATTAGTCTATGAAATACCTCTAAACAGGACACGATGGTTTGATATTCTTATAGAAGATTCTGGTTCAAGCCAGAGAACAAAATTTGCTAAGGGGTTTATTATAAGGATTTATCGCGCAGGAACTCTTGAATTAAAAGGAGTTATAACAAAAAGAAGGCTTACAAGCAGCGGATTTATGCAGATTCTTGGAATGGGATTTTGTGAGAAGAAATGTATGGATGCAAATTCTCCAAGTAATACATGGACATCTACAGATACAAGCGGAGTGGCAGCCGATGATGGTACAAATCTTATTGATTTGGTTGGTACAGTTTCAAAAGGTACACAAGCTGACCAGACCGTTGATTCTTTCAGAACTGATGTTAATCTTTCAGTTTTACAAGGAATTACCAAGTTGTGTAGATATACTAACCAAGATTTCAGCTTTGATGACGTGAACGATGAATTAGATATCTCAGACCACTTGGGAAGCTCTACAACTGTTGGATTTCTTAATTCAGGAATAGATATAAAAAATGTTGTTAAAGAAGAAGATGATACAGAGAAGATAGAAAAGGTTACAGTTATAGGAAAGAACGAGGGTGGGAATCAAATTACTGGCTCCGCTGACTCTGGGAGTTTTGCTCAGGGCGACCCAGAAATTACAATTATAGATAAATCAATAACTACAGCCACAGAGGCAAATACTAGAGCTGGAGATGAATATACCATAAGAAGCGCTACGAGATATGTTTATAAGGCGGATGTAATGAATTCAAATTATTCATTTAGTTTGGGAGATGTTGTCACAATAAAAGATGAATCAACAGGAACAGACGAAACAGATGTAAGAATATTATCTTATACAAGAACAGTAACGCTAAGAAACGACCAGCTTAAAATGGAGTTTAGAGGAACTGGTGAAAGAGAAAGCGCTGAAGATAAGATGCAATGGATGAAAGATAAAGTAAGAATTACTGAAGAAGCCAATACTATGAAACAAGGAACTGATGATTCGGTAAGCATTACAAGTATAACTGGTAGTGTTACAGATGCAGTAAGCATTACAAGCATAACTGGTGGTGTTACCAATGGTGCGAGTGTAACAGATGTGACTGGTAGTATAAATTCATCTACTCCTACAGCTACAGCAGGAACGTCATGGTGTTTTGGAGGAACAATGCTAGCAACTGGACAATATTCTAAAGCATATATGAGCGAAAATCTTACAGGAAGTCCAAGTTTTTCTACAACAAGAAGTTGGACTTTGATTGCTAATGAATCAGGAGTTCAAAAAACTGTAGATTTAACTGCTTATTTTCCGTCTACAACTGAAGATAAAGAAGGTGACCAAACTGTAGATAATGCTTATACAAGATATTATGCAACTGGAGAAAGTGATTCTGGCAATGCAACAGGTTGGTTTAAATGGTATGACGATAATGGAAATACTGACTGCTACCAGTGGGGTTTTGCACAAAATATATACACACATACACACGGAAGTCATACACATACAGATGGTTTTGGTACAAGCGATACAGCACATCCACATGCAGATACGGTAGATACAACAGATACAGCACATCCACATGCAGATACAATAGATACAACAGACACTGCTCATCCACATACAGATACAATTGATACATCAGATGCTACACATCCACATACAGATACATTCGACACGTCAGATTCAAATCATTCTCATTAGGTGATAAAATGAAATTAACAAAAGCTCAAATAAAAGAAAGAAAAGATAAAATTCTTAAGAAACCAGATAAAATTAAATGGCTTCATGAAATTTCTGTGACATCTGGAGAGATACCAGATGAAATTTTAAGTAATATAAATGATTATCCTGACAGTCCATTTTCAAATGACACTAAACATAAAGTTATTGATTTTAAAATACGTGAAGATGGCTCTGGAGAAATCCGAGAACTTATACTTGATGGAAAAGAGAATAATATAAAGGAAAGGAGCGAATCTGGTGTTTTTATACCATCAGATAAGGAAATCTTTATAATTGAGAAAAAACAACACAAAGATGGCAAACTTAAAGAAGTTTCAAAAAGAAGCATAAATAAACATAAAGAAGAAGATTATTGGAAAGATATGGATAAAAAAATTAAAAGTGGAGAAATTAAAGAGGTGGATACATGAAGATAAAAATTTTAAAACAAGAAGATTATGAAGCTACTATAAAATTGACAATAGAAGTGGATGGAAAAACTGAAAGATTTGGATTTTCCAAAGGACAGATAGAAAATGGTGATTGGAAAAAGGTTGTAAAAACATGGGCAGAACAATCCAAGATAAAAGTAGAAAATCTTGAAGGAAAAAGTGTAGAAATATAAAATTGTTGTGGTAAAATGTGGAATATTATATTGGACCTTATATGTCCTGCAAGAAAAGAGCTCAATATACTTAAATCTGAACATATTAAACAAGCAGAGCTAATAGAGAGCTTACATGATGATATAGAAGACCAGAAAAAGCTGTATTCCGAATTAGAGAATAAATACAACAATCAGTCAGGAGTAAACCCCAAAGAGAAGTACTGGAATAATCATTGGCCAAAAAATAAGATAATATACCGTGCTCAGGGCGAATTAAACAGAGATGTGAGAACATTATTGACCAGTGAATCATATTTACTGAAAAATATAATAACAAAAAATAAATTAAAGAAGAAAAATGAATATAATACAGTTTTAGCAATTTTAAAGTGGGTAACAACAAATATTAAATATGTCAGTGATAAAACTATTCACGGAGTATCAGAATATTGGCAACATCCAGAAGAGACAATTCAAACAAAAATTGGTGATTGTGAAGATTTTTCATTATTAATCAAATCTTTATTAAATAATGCAGAAGTGCCAGATTATAAAAGCAAAATATGTGCTGGATATGTAGAGACAAAAGATGGTAAAGGAGGACATGCATATGTAATTTTCTTAAGAGATGATGATACATGGTGCATACTTGATGGAACATATTATAAAGATTTTACTTTAATAGATAAAAGAATTGAGCATAAAAAGGACAGCCGTTATCTCGATATTTGGTGGACATTTACAAAAGAATTTACATTTGCACAGCATAATACTACTATTGGTGTAAAAAAATGAGAAAATACGTACAATACAACAAAGGCAAGACATTTGAAGAAGTGTTTGGAGAAGAAAAGGCCAAAGAAATAAAAGAAAAAATGTCAGAAAATGCTAAGAATAATCCCTCAAATAATCAGTTCAAGAAAGGACATGGAGTTCCAGAAGAATGGAGAAAAAAAATTAGAAAAGCAGCAAAACAATCAACAGGAGAAAATTCAAGGAATTGGAAAGGAGGAATAACTAATAAAAATCGGCTTATAAGATGGTCGAAAAAGAACAAGGAATTTAAAAAACGAATATTTGAAAGAGATGACTACACCTGTCAAATATGTGGAAAATGTGGTGGAGATTTAAATTGTCATCATATAAAATCTTGGGCAAAATACCCAGATTTAAGATTCGATGAAGATAACGTTATAACTCTTTGTGTTAAATGTCACAGAGAAATTCATTTTGGGAGGAGAGATTAATGGTAAAATATATAAAATGGTCGAAACCGATGTCAACATTATTTTTCGATTTTAATGACTTTATAAGAAATGCAGATACAACGAGGTGATGAAATGGGAAAACTTGATGAAGTAAGTAGTGCAATAGGAGAATTAAAGGGTATAGTACAATCCCAGGGAAAGGATACCTCAAGAAGACTTGGAAATATAGAGTCACATCTTGACAAGCTGAACAACAGGGTAGGAGCTATTGAGAGATGGAAATCAACACTGAGCGGAGGTATGAAGACGATGTCAGCAATGGTTTCAGCGTTCGTCGCTTTGATTATTATTATACTTAACAAATTTTTAGGGTCCTAAAAATTAAAGGAGGTGAAAATATGCAATTACAATTGTTGGAGGTTTTGTTACAGAACTTGCCAATAGCAGCATTAGTAGGAATTACGGCTGGACTTCTTAGAAGTATTGCAGGATGGCTTGAAAACGTGTTGAAAGATGGTAAAGTAGATAAATTTGAATGGAAGCAGCTTTTAGGAACAATAACAAAATATTTCGGCGGAATGATATTATTAATGTTTGGTTTACCAATTGGAACAAGTATAGTAGCCCTTTTTGGTCTTGATGTTATTACAAGCGCGCTAAAAAAGAAATAGCAAAAGGGATTAAAAAAGCAAAGGAGGTGAAAAGCTAAATGTACGAAGGAATTTTATACGGAGTAATTGGTGGCCTTGGTTGGGCACTTACAGATTTCGTATCTGCAAAGGCAAAGGGAAAATCAGAAAAGAAAAAGATAGAATTTGATGGGCAGAAATTTTTGAGAAAAGTAATTATAGGAGGAGTTTGTGGATTTATGGCAGGATTTACAGGTCAATCATTAGAAATGGTAACAGCTTCAGCTTATCTATATCCTATAACAGCCATAGCAGACAAGATAGTAACTGCAATATATAGATTTTTTAAGTAAAATAGTTAAATCCGATGACGAATACGAGGGTTTATTTAACTTTTTTGGTGACAAAAATGGACTATGATACATGGGATAAAAAACTTTCAAAACTATTAAAAAAGGAGATTTCTGACTATAAAACGTTGGTTGGAAAGCTTCCAGAAGATGAAAGGATTATTTCTTATTATCCAACACTTGTTCAATATGAAAACAATATACAAAATTTAGTAGATGTTTACGCTTCTTCAAAGGCTTTAACTATGGTTGGAAAACCCATAGTTTGCTCTGAGAAGGACGGAACATTGCATTATCATTCAAAAGAAACAAAAGTAAAATTAAAAAAGAATGGTGGTATGTATGGATAGAGGTGGTTATGAGTTATGTCAAATAAAAAAAATAAAAAGAAAAAAAGCAAAAGAAAGGGTTTAGGTCAACAGAAGGTTGCCAGAGTGGACTTTTCGAACATATATAAGATGGAAGTAGACGACCTAATTGGAGTCTGTGGAGATTCTCATCTTGGGAGCAAATATGATTCTCTGGATGAAATAGAACTTTACTATGATATTCTGGATGACAGGGGTATTAAACAGGTTTTTCATGCTGGAGACCTTGTTGACGGAAACGATGTATATCGTGGTCAGCAGTATGAACAGAAGAAATGGGGATTTAACGACCAGATGGATTATACTGTGAAAAATTATCCAAAAAAGAAACAGATGAAAACTTTTCATATTGGAGGAAATCATGATACTTCTTACATCAAGAAAATGGATGCCAATATAGGAAAGGCAATAGCTTCACGACGTTTGGATATGCCTTATATGGGAGAATATTATGCCAGGATAAAAGATGAAAAATTTAACTTTGACCTGGTACATTTGAGACGTGGAAGAGCCTATGCGGTTTCGTATCCACTACAGACATTTCTTAGAGAGAGTTTGAACCCAAATTATATGCAATATCCACAGCTTGTAGCTTCAGGACACAGACATCAGAATTGGATTGGACAGTTGCAGAGTGTGTGGTCTTGTGAAGTTGGACATTTCCAGAAACCAAATCCATACACAATTGAAAAGGGAATTATTTCTCCGAGAGGTGGCTGGATTCTTGAAATGGAAAGAGAAGGACCAAATATCTATATGATGGATGCAACGTTTATTCAGACAGATAAGCGTAAACCTGGTTCTAAGTACAGAAAACACTAGTTTAACGGCAAATTGGCCACCTTTTTGAGAACGTTAAGTATATATAGTAGCTTATACAGAGACTATATATGAAAACATTAAAGGATTTGCTTGATATGGAAGATGTTTCAGACAGATTTGCTTATAGAGTAATTAGACGTGAAGCAAAAGAATGGATTAATAGATATGAAAAAAACAGGGAGAAGTATACTCCTGAATCCGAAAAGGAACTTAAAGAAATGGGAATAGATGATTGCGGTGGACACCACGAAGACTTTACAAACGCATTTAAGAAGTTTTTCAACACAGAGGAGGAGGATTTAAAATGAAAAATGGAACTACAATTTTAATTGAGAAAGAAACTGCTAAAAAAATAAAGAAGTTACAAATTACAAAAAGAGAAACATACGACGAAATTTTAAACAGGTTGATAAAAAATGATAGGATATAAAGAAGCAAGGCAGTACGCGATTTATGATTATTATTACGAACAGAAGTTCGATAAATGGCTAATGGAGGTGTAATAAATGCCAGATAGAGATGGAAAAGGACCAAGAAAGAGAAGCCCAAAACCAAGCAGAAGAAAGGGTGGAGACGGAAAAGGAAGTTGTTAATAAAATAAGGTGAAATAATGAACTTACAAAAAAGAAGCTGGGTTATGATGCAGGATAGGAAATTTCACTTTCAAGTCAAAGGAAAAATATCATGCGGATTTGGTGGGTATTACGCATTATATGAAGATATTAATCCTCCAAAAAAAGATAGATGTAAAAAATGTATAGAGGTGTGTTAAAATGGTAATGACAAAAGAAGAAACAATGGAAATAGAAGAACTGAAACAAAAATATAAGAGGGAAATTATGGCTCTCCAAAATGGATATGATAACGAAAGTCATACAAGAAGAATGAAAGAGCTTGAAGATAAACTAAAAATAGCTCTAATAGCAAAGGGTGATTTTAATGTATAAAAAAATAAAAATACTCTTGGACAATGCAGACAACAATGTAACTTTTAAAAAGCGGAAGGATGATTGTATAAATGTCGATGACTGTGAAACATTAGGAGAAGTCAGAGATAAAATATTAGAATATAAAAAAAGAGGTGTAATAAATGACAGATGCGCAAAGTAGATTTGCTATAATGGATGAAATGCTGCAAAAAAAGATTAACATAGACCTGGAAATAGAAAAAATGGCACAGGAGATAAGCAACTTGGAATTGTCCATTAAAACAGCAAGTGCAGATTTAGAGAGAAAAAAAGAAATATTTGAAGAGAAAAAAACAGTATTAAGAGAAAGAAAGAATTACATAGATGCAGCTCTAAAATCTATTGAAAAAATGAGTGAAGCAGAAAAGAAAAAGGATGAATAATCCTTTATTTATGGACGGAGGGAGGACTTTATGATGGATAGAGTTGTAAAAGACTTGGGATTAATTTCCCTTTACTTGAAGTCATAAAGAGATTATAAAAAAAGAAAGCCCGTGTGGCATCTCTTTATGGTCTTTCCTTCCATCCGTCCACCCAAAAGGTGAAATTATAATGAAAAAAGATTTTATATCAAGGCAAATGGTTCGTTTTGATAGAGGAAGATGGTGGGCAATTATATTACAGTTTCAAATAATTTTGTTTTTGGGTATCCAGGAACTATATAAAAATTATAGTTTTTTACAAGATATGTTTGGTTTTTCAGTATTAAAAATGACATTAATAATTATGGTATTTGGAACAATTGGTCTCTGGGTTATAGGATATTTGGATGATAAATATGGATGGTTTAGAGGAGTTGAAGGTTATAGATTAGAAATTAATCCATATTTTGATAAAAGATTTAATAAATTGGAAAAAGAGATAAAAAAATTAAAAGAGGTGTAAAAAATGACAGAAATAAAAATAGACGACAACTTTCCGAGATGCTGGATAACAATATCAGGAGCTACAGACGCACAGATAAGCAATTTGAAAGGATATCTTGAAGAGAATAAAGATTCAAATCTAATGTTAACAAATCTTCCTATAGAGATTTGGATGTTTAATGTTGATAATTCAAAGTGGGTGAGAATAGAAAAAACACCGCCCATAAAAAAAGGTTTTTGGAATAAACTAAGAGAGGCGGTTAAAGTATGATAAATATAAAGAAATATATAGGCAAGTTAATTTCTAATGGTAAACCTATTAAAAAGAAGAAAAAGAGAATAAAACTTCCTGGTGAAATTGATTTAATATGTGAAAAATGTAGAACCGATATGACCAAGTTTGTAAATTATACACGGAGCGACGGGAAAATAATGAAAAAACAGAACATAGGATTGGTGATTCATCCAGTTGAAGGAAAAACAATTCTACTTTGCAAAAAATGTTATGGTAAAAAATTATTTAAGAAAAGGAGTGAGTTTAAAAAGGGCGGAGAGGGATGGTTAGATTTAAAGAGGGAAGAAAATGGAATTGATGGAAGAATATAGAAAATATCATATGGCAGGAAAGACAAATACATATTGCTTGCCGAAGAACGCAGTTTATGTGTGGGGAGGACCAGATAGCCAAACACATGAGGACCATGAATATATGAAATGGTATGTATGCTACTTGGCCAAGCATAGAATAATTGACTTTAAGCCTGGGGATAAAATACCATTTACCAAGCTCAGGGATTTTACACAAGAAGGAAAGCCTAGAAATGTGGTGTTTATAACAGAGGCGTGCAGGAAATGTAGGAGAAAAGAGACACCAGATGAATCAAGCATATTTAGAAGGATTGATGTTGTTTTATTTATAAAGAATGTTAAGGACTGGAATATTTTAGAGGTTGAAATAGAGATGGATAAGAAACGGGCCAAAAGATTTGAAGGAACAGACTTGGTGGTGATAGAAGGATGGAGGTGAGAGAGAGAATGAAATATAAAAACAAAAGGAAAAACATAGAGTATAGGAAAAATTATAATGATGAGGCTGGTGACCCAATTTTAGGAAATCCTATATTGATATTGATAGGAATGATACTTTATTTGCTAATAAGAAAGCCTCTGGAAGCGTATTGGAAATTAAGAGATTGTTATAGAAAGCGCCAAAATAGGTAGAAGCTATGAAATGCAAGGATTGTACATTTTGTACACAGATAGATTGGGGAACATATATATGTTCGGAATATGATGAACTTGGAGCATTGAATAGGAAAGATATGAACAAGGAATGTAAGGGAAAACGCCTTAAAATGAAGGCAAATGGCAGAAAGCCAATAAAAAGGAAATCAATAACTGAGGAAAGTTGGGGAATGTTATGAAATATATTATATTAATGTCTATTTGTATTGTAATACTTTTTAGTTTAATCTTTTTTCTTTATGTTGATGACCTTAAAGATAACATAAAATTTCTGAACGGAGAGATAAAACAATATAATAATGAAGCAGAAGAGCAAGAGAATTTGATAATGAATCTGAGGATAATGATGAAGGATATGAATTATAAAATGAATACGATGCAAAAGGATATATGGAATTTAAGAGATAGGAAGATAATAAATATGAATCCTACGTTGAAACAGGTAAAAGAATTTATGATAAATGACTATACGGACGAGATAGAATGGAGTGAAGAATATGATTGCACGGAAATATCAAATATATGGATAAGTAACGCTTTAAATAAAAATGAAGGATTTTTCTCATGTACAACTGAGTTAGAGTTCAAGCAGAACGAAGGTCATATTATAGTTTCTATAAACACTTCAGACCAAGGAATTATCTATATAGAGCCTCAAAAAGATAAAATAATATATAATTTAGAAGTTGGTAATAATTACTGTAATAAAGTAAATTGGAAGTGTGAATATATTATAAATAAAATAACAAATTGTTTTGAATTTAAGTAATTATATAGCAGCAAAATAATTAAGGAAATATTATGAATGTTATGAAATACTGTGGTGCTATGTTCATAAAAATATACAAAGTATGTCCAGAATGCGGACGATACTGGTCAGGGAACAACTATAGAATAAAAAGGTGTAGGTTCTGTGATGTTCCGCTTGTAAGCAAGACCATGGACGATAACTATAAATACTAAAGATGATAATATTAATAATAGAAAAGCCAGAGGTAAAATAATGACAGAAAAATGCTACATATTTCCACAAGACAAATGCTCAGGAATTAATTGCGGCTGGTTTGATGGAAATCAGTGCTTGCTGAAAAAAAATATAAATAGCAGCCAACACAAAGTATAAAATACCTTCTATTTTTGGAGGGAGTGAGTGAATGTTTAAGGAAGAATACTTAAAAAAAATTGTAATCGTTTGGAGAAAGAGCAATAACTTCAAGAGCGAGGGTTTAATTATTAGTGAAAATAAGCTAGGAATCTTCGTGGATGACAAGAAAAATGGCCGAACATTTATTCCATTTGATGATATAGGGGAAATACGGCCAATAAAAGAGGTGGATAAGGACGTTCTTTGAAAAATATTTTGGAGAATTTTCTATAGAAATAGTAAAAATTAAAAGCGGTTATAAGCTGAACGCTTACGACGATGTGGGCGAACCAGTAATGCCGCCAATGATTCTGCCGAAGAATTTCTGGACAAAAAGAAAGTCAATGAAGGACATAATAAAGGAACTCGTGGGACACAAAATATTGGAAGAAGAGGAACATACGACCAATGACCTTGGCATAGAAATCGAGGAAGCATATAAAGACAGCCTAGATGAACTTCCAAAGGAGAGGAAAATAGACCACGTATTGGACTCTAAGACAATAGATTTTCTCAAGAGCGAGAAGATTATAAATTCCGTAATGAAAATTCTGGATAAAAATGTGATAGGCGAGATACACAACAAGCTCCTTGTCTATCTTATATGCTTATCGACCAAAACAGGCAATGTCATGTCCGTCATAATTACGGGCGAAAGTGCGATAGGAAAATCATATATGAGCGACAATATTCTTGAGCTGTTCCCAGAAGAGATGGTCATGGACTATTCAAGGATAACAAAATCCGTTATAGACCGTATAGGAAAGGACGTCCGAGGTATGATATTCTATGTAAAGGAGATACAGGGCGCAGAAGATGCAGCCAGCACATTAAGAGTGTGGATATCAGAGAAGAAGCTAAAGCTACTAACTACGACCAAAGATGAACAGGGCAACATAGTCACTGAGGAGATAGAGACAATAGGCTCCCCAAGTTTCATATCAACGACAGCCGAGATAAAGATAGAACAGCAGCTTGGAACAAGATGCTGGATAGTGTCGCTGGACGAGACAGCGGAACAGACAAAAAAGATAATGGATTATATAGCAGAATGCGCCAAGATGCCAGATTTTGGCAAGGAAGAGAGCGACGAAAAAAAGAAAATCATTGCCAATATACCAAATGTGCTTAAAAATTATAAGGTTCTGGTGCCATATGCTGACATGATAAAGTTTCCAGGGGACAGGGTGTCCGCACGCAGAAACTTCAAGAAGTTCATAGACCTGATAAAGGTTGTGGCCTTTTTACATCAATTCCAGAGACCTCAGCTAATTGTGGGCGACATGGATACTTATATTATAGCCAATAAGACAGATTTTGACTTGGCGACAGAGATAATCAGGACAAATCTTAGGGCAACGACTGCTGGTGTGCCAGATATATGCTTGGATATACTTACCCAGATAAAGGATTTTGATGGGGAGCTTACCCATAAAAGCATATCTACTATGACCAACAGGGCCCAAGGTACGATAAGGAAGATAATGCCTCAGTTACTACAGGCGGGATTCGTTACTTCTGGCAAAAAAGGAAGAGAAAATTTATATTATATACAGAAAACCCCCAAGGAAGTGTTCCAAAGTGTGGGTAACAGTTTAGCTGGTTGGACAGACAAAACTGGGGTAGCTGAGTACCTCAAATCTATGTGTTCTGCTGCTCCTCTATTATCTAACTACAAAAAAAATATAACAATATTATTGAAGGGTACTTGTTATCCTTTAACGCTCTTTGAGCACAATAATGATGATATGAAGAGTATAATAGAAGAATATGATGAATATAAATATTTACTCTCTGTTCCTACGGAGCAGCAGAGCAGTTCGCTACGGAGTATGGAGAGTGCTCCTTTAGTATCTGATAAGAAGCAGGAAGTGCTCGGAGCATTTGGGAGCAGTTCTCATGACGATAAAGAGCTTGAAACGGAAGGAGGAGCGATTTCCGATACAAGGTTCATTGAACTTTATCCGACAGATGACGGAGAGCTAATCGACATAATTGAGGAGAAGGCAAAAAGTATTGGATTAGGTATGGCAGAATTTGCAAAAAGGCATAAATATTTCCTAAAAATTGGATTTATATCCGAAGATAAAGGTTATTTTAAAAAGATGTGATAAATATGAGATGTCCAAAATGTGGAAAAGATATGGAGATGTTTTATTTTCAGGAAGAAGATAATATAAAAGATATAGAATGGAAGTGTAATGTTCATGGTTATTTTACAGAAAGTTATTTAGGTATAAAAAATTTAAAGGAGGTGACAACAATGGTGGGTATAAACTGGGAAAATATCGGCGAGGATTTTGAGAAGCTTGAAGCATTTCAGCTTGAAGTAGGAAAGGAAACAGATGTTTTATTCCATGACGACGGAAAACCTGTATCAAAAGATGAGATGAAAGAAGCAAAGTTTCCAAGAGACGCATTTGTCTTTGTTATGGAAGAGAATAATGTAAAAAAGAATTGGTGGATAAATCAGAGAGATTTTTCAACACTAAGACAGCTGAGAGAAATTCGTGGTGAGGAATCACTTGCTGGAATAAGAGTACACATAAAACGTATATCTAACAGTCCAAAAGAACAGAACTGGGATATAGCTGTAATGGAAGAGGTCTAAATGACCTCTCCATTATTATTTATATATATTATGATAATATTAAGTAGGAGGAATTGAATATGAAAAAATTAGTTTGTATGCGTTGCGGTCATAAATGGCAGCCAAGAGGAGAACATGAGCCATTAGCATGTCCATCTTGTAAGTCATATAGATGGGATGTACCAAAAGTTTATGGTAATGTTTCTGGTTAGGTATGGTTCGGTCAGGTCTGGTTGGGTTTGGTTTTGGTTGGGTAAGGTAGGGTTTTATTTATAAAATAGAATAGGAAGTTATTTAAGAAAGTAAATTTGAAATACAAGAAGAGGGTTATAATGAGTTATAATATAGATTATTTTAGCGTAAAAATACCAGATAATAAAGAGCCAAAAGAATATAGTTTTGTGGAGAGAAGAGCAGATATATTGAATATGATTTTAGAGGCTGGTCATCCAAGAGCTATAAGCCAAAGTGAACTTGCTGTTAAATATGGTGTTTCTCAAGTAACAATTCATAATGATTTTGAAGCTCTTGCAACCTTTTATGAAAATACATCAGATAGAAAAACAGTAAATTTTATAACAGAATCAGTATATCAAAAAAGTATAGCAGCGTTAATGAAACAAGGTGAATTTTTTAAAGCTTCTCGTATTCTTGAAATGTGGAACAACTGGCTATTTAATATGGGAAAGATTAAAAAGTCGCCAGATGAACTTGCTCAAAAGATAGAAGTTTCGTGGTTAGACGATGACGATGACAGCGCCGATGATGACGATGATGACGGAAAGTGAACGTTTTATAAGAGAACTTAGGATGTTGTGGTTGTTTGGAGGAGAGAAAGAAGAGATAACCAGGATTGTTAATGGTTATTTTGGAGAGAAGAGAGGAGAGAAAATCATTAAGTTTTTAGGCAAAGATTATTAACGGGGGAAATTAAATGAGAATAAAGGCAGAATATAGACCTCATCCCAAACAACGTAGTTTTCATAAATCTAAGTCAAAGTTCAGATTATTAAGCACAGGAGTTGGCTTCGGCAAAACGGCTGCAGGAGTGACAGAACTGTTAAAACAAGCTTTAAAATCCAAGCCGTGTATATATGTAATGGTTGCCCCGACCTATAAGATGCTCACACAGGTCACAATAAGAGAGTTTCTTAAGTTCTGTCCAAGAGAGTTAATAAAGGACTATAATAGGGGCCGACAGGTCATAACACTTATTAATGATGTAGAAATTCTTGGAATAGCAGGAGATAGGGAAGATACTATTGATAGGATAAGGGGCCTTTCAATAGGCGGTGGATATGGAGATGAGATAGCTCTATGTCCTGAATATATGCATGAGATTCTTATAGCAAGACTGCGTGATGCAAATGGATGTCTAAGGATTTGGTATACAACCACTCCAAAGGGATTTAATTGGCTGCATAGGATATTTGTAAAGAAGGAAGATAAGAAAGGCAATCTATATAAGAATCCTGAGGACTATGAAATATTCACTGGTTCTACAATGGATAATCCACATACTCCAGAAGAATACAAATCTACGATGCTTAATACTTATGTTGGAGTTTTCAAGAGTCAGGAAATTTATGGTCAGTTTGTAGGTTTTGAATCATGTGTATATCAGAGCTTCAGAAGAGATTTACATGTGGTAGATATTGGTAAAATGAGAGAAGAATGGAATGAGAAATATAATATAGAGGAAGGAGAAGAAAAGGAAGAAATGTTTAAATCATTTGTTTGTGGTGTTGATTTCGGATTTACTAATCCTAGTGTAATATTAAAGATAGGATTTGACCATGATGGAAGGGCTTATATAACAAAAGAATTTTATCAGACAAAAGTAACAGATAAAGAATTGGCCCAAATAGCAGCTGATGAATTTGGTGAAGATGTAAATTATATAGCAGATTCTGCAAATCCTGGTGGAATAGAAGAATTTAAGAGAGTTGGTCTAAGTTGTAAAGGAGCCAAAAAATTTAAAGGAGAAGGCGAAGAAGGATATGTTATGTCTGGGATAAAATATATATCAAGTCTTCTTGAACCACAAGAAGATAAGAAGCCTAGGTTATATATTGATAAAAGTTGTGTGAACACGATAATGGAGTTTGAAAATTATAGGTATCCAGATAGCAAGGATGAAAGGCCGTTACAGGAGAGACCTTTAAAAGTTTATGACCATGCTATGGATGCTTTGAGATATGCGCTGGTTAAAAGAGTGAAAGAACTTGTGTTTGCGTTTGCGTAGGGTGAAATAAATGACAGGAGTTCCGTTGGGGTTACATGAGGATTGTGTTAGCGAGATTCATAAATATTGTTTAATGAGACCAGCAGTTGTTGAAACCATAGTAGATAGGGTTGTTTGGGAATTTTGTGCTATGGAGAATCAGCGGCATTTCTTAAGGGATAATAAAGCATTGATGGAAGATTTAAGGAAGAAATTGATTCATATACCAGAGGGAAAAACGCAATCCGTAGACATACACAGAGACCATGCAAAGACCTATTTAACATTGTGTCAATCGTTAAAGTTAAATCCAATAGATATGCTTACATTTCAAACGTGGGCGTTTCTAAAAACTTATGATTTTAAGAAGAAGATTGAATTGAATAAAGAGAGAAATATGGAAGAGTGGGGAGACCCTAGGTTAAAGTGGCGAAGGCCAGGAGATGATTAAATGTCGGATTTAATAAAGATAATAAAAAATGAAGTAAACAAAGTAACAGGCAAGAAAGAAGAAGATAAAAAAGATAGATATTTTTATGTAACGGATATAGTAAAGTGTAGGCGTCAAATTTCTTATCAATGGACAAACGCAGATAAAACTCCATATGATATAAGTAGTCTCTTGAGGTTTGATGTCGGAAACGCAGTTCATATGATTTTAATGAGATATCTTTTTCAAAGGAGAAATATAAGAGTAGTAAGCAGCGAAGTAGACCTACCATATGAGAAATGTAATGGATTGATTCATGGCCGTGCTGATGCAATAATAACCATTAAAGGTGAGAATGAGCTACGTGTGGTCGATTTGAAGTCTATAGCTAGCTATGGTTTTAAGCGAGTAAAGGATGGAGAAGAAAAGGAAGAATATCTTTTACAAGTTCAACTTTATATGTATTTTTTTGATATAAACAAAGGTTCAATTTTATATATGAACAAGGATACATCAGCGCTATTTGAACAAGAAGTTGAGAGAGACGATAAAAAGATTGAAAAATTAGTAGAAGAATTTATTCAACTTAAAGAGAAATTAGACCGTGGAGAAAAGCCAGACCGTCGTAAAATTAAAGATTGGCATTGCGACTGGTGTCCATATAAAAATATTTGTCTTGAAAAAACTGTAAAGTGACCGATAGTTTTATAAACGAGGCAAAGCATTTTTAGATTATTATAGTCATTTAATTATGACGCACCCCTTGGAAAGGAAGATTACCCACCATCCTTTCCTTTTACAGCGGTCATGGGTAAAACCGCAATCGGCTCATGGCCGTCTTACAATTATGTCAAGAAATAATATATTCGGAGCAGCAGGGATGCCAGCAAGAGGAGTATTTACTTCTGTTACTCCACCGAAGAGAGAAGGCGCATCTTCAGCAGTGGCGAGCGGGCTGACAAGTAGTTCTATTTACAAAGCTGTTATACCAAAGTTTCTATATAAACCACCTTACGGATATCCGAGGTTTGTGGATATTCCTGAACTAAGAAGATTATCAGCAACGCCTTTTATTGCAATGTGTATTCAAACAATTGTGGATGAAATAGCTGGTATAGAATGGGATATAGTACCCAGGCATGAAGAAGCAAGCGAATCACATATAGAAGAGGTTCAAGATTTTTTTGATAATCCAAATGTAAACAAAGAAAACTTTAATCAGCAGCTCAGAAAAATAATAAGGGATATTCTTGAGGTTGATTCTGGTGTATGGGTTAAAGTGTTTGACCGTATGGGAAAATTTAAGGAGCTTTTTGTTTATGATGGCGGAACATTTACAAAGAATCCAGATATGTTCGGGACGTTTGCTGATAGGGCCGAGATAATACCAGGCTACTATGGAGCGCAGCTTGGTAAGGTTCAATATAGTACTGAGACTGGATATAGTCTTTCTGATGAAGGAAATAAATGGATGCAGGAAGCACCTGCTTATTTTCAGTATGGTTGGATTACTGGCGCCAGGCCAATGCCATTCGGGAGCAGGGAAATAATTTATTTAATGAGGAATCCAAGAAGCGAGAATATATATGGACGAAGTCCAGTAGAGATTCTCGTTAATGTCATTCAGATGCTTGTTTATGGAGTAGATTACAATCTTGATTATTTTATGGATAATAATATACCAAAGGGCGTCTTCAAAATGATTGACGCCGACAAGGCTGCAGTAGATAGATTCAAGGAACAGTGGCAGTCAGTCACAAAGATGAAAAACGAGGTCGGAGACTGGAGACAGAGATGGTGGAAGATGCCTATTATAAGTACTGATGGTGCTTTTGAAAGGATACAGTTTTCAAATGTAGAGATGGAGTTAATATCACAGCAGCAATGGTTTACTAAGCTTATTTGGGCCTGTTTTGGCTTGAATCCTAGTGAACTTGGTTACACTGAAAATTCCAACAAGGCGGTAGATACAAATCAATCTAAAGTTTTCAAGAGAAAGGCAATAAAGCCGATTCTACAGTTATTGGAATTCCACATAAATACGGAGATAATATGGCAGGAGTTCCACGAGGATGTTAAGTTCCAGTTCGATACTTACGACCTGGACGATGACATGAGCAAGCACCAGCTTTACGAATTGCAGATAAAGAACGGAATAAGAACTGTCAACGAGGTCAGGGAGGAGATGGACCTTCAGCCAGTTGATGGTGGAGACGAGATAAAGAAACCTGGCGGATTCAATCCGTTTCAGCAGCTTGGAAATGAAGGCGGAAAATTAAACTTTGAAAATGAAGAAGAAGAAAAAAGTTTAAATAATCCTACACTTATTGGTCAGCACGAAGTTCCTTATACAGAAGAGAGGATGGCCAAAGCGATTAAATATGCTATAAAAGAAATAGAGAAGGCCGTATTGGAGCAGCTTAAAATGTATATGCCGTCTGGACCAAAGAATCTTGAGAGAATAAAGGAACTGACGCCAGATATAATAAAAAAGTTAAAATCTTTAGTTTCGTTGGGCACAACTGAAGAGATAGTTAAGTCAATAATAAAAAATTCTTTCTTAAAATCATTAAACAAGGCCGAACAGGAAATGGAAATGAATTTCGTGCCGAATCAGAAGACGATAGATTTCTTACAGAATTACACCTTTGAGAATGTAAAAGGAATATCAGAAGATTTAAAAAATAAGCTCCAGCAGGAACTGTCGCGCGGAGTTATGGAAGGCGAGGGAATAACCAAGCTGAAGAACAGGGTCAAGAAGGTTTTTGATGTGGGTGATATCAGGGCCAAGGCGATAGCGAGGACCGAAGTTAATCGTGCAGAGAACATAGCGCATCTTGAAGGATATAAGCAGGCAGGTATTCCTGGGAAAAAAAGATGGATAGCTACAATGGATAGCAAGACATGTGCAACTTGTAAAGCTTTAAATGGTCAGGAAGTAAAACTTACTGATAAATTTGAAGCAAAGGGTTGGGAAGGAGAACATGGTCCCCAGCATGTAAATTGTCGTTGTCGTATAGTTTTTGTGCCAGGTGATTAAAATTATAATAATAGACGTAGATTTGAATACGTTAATGAGGATAAATAGTGGAAATCCAACTAGATATTTCTATACTGAACTGCATGGAGAGGAAACCACAATTTATACAGAAATGAACGGAATGCTTTTCAGATTTATTTACTTGTGGAGTAACGACCAGAATGATACATTGTTTTATGAGAGATATCTATCTAGCGCCTTTAGAATAGAGAAAATAGGAGTATTTGGAGAGGGAGAATGGCAAAAGGCGTTTATGGGTCTATATAATAAACTAGACGAAATAAAAGAAATTATAGAGGCAATTGAAAATGACAATGTCGGATGATAGAACTGATAGAGAGCACAAGAAGTTTGTAGAAACAGCAAATGGAAATACGGCAGTCAGAACAAGTGGAGACACGTGGGATGGATTTTTTAATGCTTTGCCAGTTACTGACGGAAGAATGGTATTTAGCGTAGAAGATAATGGCATATCTACAGGTCTAATACCACAAACAACAATACCACTTAATTATGGTTTTCTTAATTCAGCAGGATACTGGACAAGATTCTTAACAGATATAGACGATGGAACTATAGCAGCAGGTCAGACACCACAGCTTGTAAATGGCCTGATGTATTATTACGAGGCTAAATCGGGCAACTGGCAAAGATGGGAAGGCGAAGATGGGGCCATGTGGATGACTTTATTTGGTTTATATGATACCACAGGAAATTCAATTTGTAATGAGACAGTACACGCTATAAAGGCAATAGGAACAATAACACCAACTGATAATTTAGCTACAACTACTACTGGGTTAAGCACGGTTCCGTTTAACATGGTTTATGATGGTTCTACATGGGATTTTCAAAGAGGCACGGCTACAGACGGAACGCTTGTTAACTTAGGTGCTAATAATGGTGTGACTATCACGGATGGGACGAATGATGTTTATGTGTGGGGAAGCGGGGCAATTACTACAGCAAAAGCTGTACATAGGAGAATAATGCTATCGAAAGAGTTTTACTGTACTTATAGGTGGGCTGACGTTGCTGACGATGCTTCTATATATCTTCATATAAAAGTGGATTCGACCAATTCGGCGCACGGATATTTTATTGTGGAAGCTGGCGGTAAATGCTTTGTAGACCTTTATGAGAATCCGACGACCACTGGTGACGGAACTGGATTGACTGAACTTTCTATGAATAGGGAGACTATAGGAACTCCAGTAACTACGCTATTCAGAGACCCCACGGTTTCTGCCGACGGTACTATACTTGAGTATGGTTTGCTTGGAACTGCAGGAAAGTTTACTATGGCTGGAGGAGATGTATCTGGGGCTTACTGGATGTTGAAGCCGAATGAACAATATGTTTTAAAGATTACTAACAAATCTGGTGCAGCAATTGATATATTAGCTCAGTATAATTGGCACGAACATTTAGCCGTTTAACGATAGTTTTATAAACGAGTCATAATAGAAATAGAAATAGGTGATAAAGATTCCTTTTGGAGAATATACAGATTTTGCAGAATGTGTAAGAAAAAATCAGGACAAAAGAGACCCTGAAGCATATTGCGCCCAGATTCACAAGGATATAACAGGTGAATGGCCAACTGAAAAATCTATGGAGTTCTTTACAAACGAAATGAACTTTGAGGAAATAGAAAACAAAGACGGAAAGAAATATTTCGTCACGGGATATATTTCTACTTATGATAAGGACTTGGTAAATGATATAGTAACTCCTGGATGCATGAAGAATATGCTCGACCAGTTGAGGAACAGAAGCATAAAACTTGATGTGGAGCACGAAAGCTTCAAAGGAAAGACGAACTTTGAAAAGCAATTGAACAAGACCATAATTCCTATAGGAAGGATAATAGAAGCTGACATAGACAAAAAAGGCATAAAGATAAAGGCAATTCTCAACAAGGCGCACTCGCGTTTTAATGAAGTATGGGAATCAATAAAGGGGCTATTTCTTGACGCTTTTAGCATAGCCTATTTGCCGACGTCTACGCAGGATATGGTCACTAAGGATGGAACAACAAGATTATTAGATAAACTTAATCTTTTTAACGTGGGACTCACAGGAAATCCAGCTAACCCGAACTGTACGATGGGAGCGATGTTCGTGAAGTCACTCGAAATTTTTAATAAAAATAATATGGAGGAAATAAATATGTCAAAAGAAGAATTAGAAAAAATTGAAGCTAAATCCAAAGAATTCGAAGACAAGAACGCTGAGCTTGTAAAAGAAAATGAGACAATAGTAAAGGAAAAAGAAGAATTTACAAAAGAAATAGAATCTTTGAAGGAAGAGATTGAAGCTTTAAAAGAGAAAATTACAAAGAAAGATGCCGAAGACGGTGAAGACGACGGAGAGACAGATAATGCTGATAAAGGAGAGAACAAGGAATTGAAAGAAAAGGTAGAAGGAATTGAGAAGCAGGTCAAGGAACTTAGTGAGTTCATGAAAAAATCTGACTATAAAGCAAAGAAAGAGGACATGAAAAAGATTTTGAGCGAGGAAGACATAAAATCGCTTAAAGGTAAAAATGTCATAGATAGTATTAAATAAAGGAGGCAAAAATATGAAAGGAATAGGAGTAGGAGAATTTAAGTCAGTAGTTACAAGCACTGCTTATCAACAGTCTTTTGGAGCACTTGATAATGGAACATGCTATTCAGATGGTTTTAAAAATATAGATATAAGAGAAGACCTACAAACTTTGATAAATGCAGGATTAGAAACAGTACAAATGAAAGCTTACGGAACCACAAGTGCAACCGCAGGTGGACCAGGAACCGCAGGAGTAGCTATGATACCAGTTTATGTTGACCCAAGAATAGTTGACACAACAAGAAAATATACACCTTTGGTTGAATTGATTCCAAGAGTAACAAATATGGGCGTAACTGCAGATTTTAACAAGATAACAGCAAAAGGTTCCGCAGTAGTAAAGGCAGAAGATGCAGCATTACCAGAACAGGATGATAGTTTAGACAGGGCATCAGTACCTATGAAATATCTATATGCAGTCGGAAGAGTAACTGGACAGGCAAGGGCAGCTTATCCATCATATATACTTGAGGGATTCCAGGCAACTGGAGCAGGTCTTGCAGGAACAGCATTCTCACCAAATGCAGCACCAAACGCTAAACAACTTGCAGTAATAATAAAGGCAAGGGCAATAAGGGAACTTGAAGAAGAACTCATAGTGAACGGTGACATAGGTGCCGACGCCAACGAATTCGATGGTATTGTTGACGAGATGGCTGACGTAAACGAAGTGGACAGGAACACGGCAGCTTTGAGATATGCAGATGTTGAAACCGCAATACAATACGCATTTGACGACGGTGGAAGACCAAACCTGGCAGTAGCAGCAAGTTCTGTATTAACTGATTTGAGGAAGTTAATGATAGATACTTTCAGATATAGACCAGTTGATATGGTTACTGAATTGCCATTTGGAATTTCGAGCCACTTAACATTAGAGACAATGGTTGGACCAGTTCCAGTAATACCGAGCATGAATTTGAGCAATGTTTCTGGAAGCAAAGGAATTTACTTCCTGGACATGGGATACATCGAAATGAGAGTCTTGCAGGACATGACTTATGAAGACATGGCGCATACCAACGATTCTGAGAAGTTTATGTTGAAGATTTACGAGGGTTTGGTAATGAAGAACCCAGCATTCAACGCTCAGATAAACGAGATATCAGCATAAGGTGAATAATATGACAGGAGCAACAATAACTGTAACAAATACAGTTCCACATTTAGGTAAGTCATTAATTTACTTTAGCGTCACCCTTGACGGTTCGGCGAAGGCGGACTTCAGCGACTATAGTACAGTTGACTGGGTAAATGCTGTAGATGTAGATGATTTAACACCCGAAGCTACGACAGCATACACGGCAGCTGGAGATATAACCTTTACCAACAACGATAACCCAATAAAGGGAATGGCATTGGTAAATCTATAAGGTGAATAATATGACAGGAGCAACAATAAGTGTAACAAACACGGTTCCCCACATGGGGAAGTCATTGATTTACTTTAGTGTCACCATCGACACCGATGAAAAGGCGGACTTCAGCGACTATAGTTCAGTTGACTGGATAAATGCTGTAGATGTAGAAACGTTGGCAGCAGAACCCGTGACAGCATACACAGCAGGTGGAGATATAACCTTTACCAACGACTCGAACGTCATAAAGGGAATGGCACTGGTGAATCTATAGAAGGGGTACCCACCCCTAATTTTTTATTTTTATGGGAAAAAATATAAAAAGAGGTAAATAAATATGGACGATGGATTTAGAAGTGCAGAAGGAAATCCTGCATCACCACCTTATAGCAATGGACCGTATGTTATGAGTGAACACGTTACTTTTGCAGGTGGTTTGACAGGAGCAAACACGAATGGTCATGTATGGTATGTTGATGGAACTAACGGCTCAGCTGGAAACAACGCTAAGAGTTGGTCTAACGCAATGAACACGATACAAGGAGCAGTAGATTTAGCAGGAGTAGGAGATGTTATTTACGTTGCACCTAAAACAATAAGTGATGCAACAGGCGACCCGACAAGTTACGCAGAAGTTGTGACTATAGGATTTGATACACCAAGCTTGTCTATTATAGGAGTAAGCAGAGGTAGAACTCAGGGTGGTTTACCACAGATAAAGATGGGTTCAGGCTCAACGGCATTGTTAACAATACGGGCCGCAGGATGTCTAATAGCAAACATGGGATTCAATGGATATGGTTCAACAGGTAGTGGAATACTGCTTGATGACGACAACTCAACTACGACTGCTTTCGGAACATCAATAGTAAACTGTCACTTTAAGAATTGTGTTGGTTCAGCAGCAACAGCAGATAAAGGTGGAGCAATAGTATGGGGAGCAGAAGGAAACGCATGGCAAGTTTTGATAAGTGGTTGCAACTTCTACAAGAACGTTTGTGACATTTGTGTATTGGGAACAAGCAACACAGTACCACAGGATGTAACTATTCAGGATTGTGTATTTTCAGGTTCAGCTGCATCAACAGATTGTAACATATACACAGGTGGAAGTGGATTTGGCGGTGGACTTACAATAGATAATTGTATATTCCCGAAAGTACCAGCTCTGGGAACAACTGATTTGTTTACAAGCATAACTTGTTACGGAACAGGTGGAACAGGAGTGATTTCAAATTGTGTATTTGGAGCAGCAGGAACTACAACTGGATACGGAGCAGCAAAGGCATCAGCAAGTATAGGAACCACAATCGAACTGTGCAACAACTACTCAAACGCAGGCCTAATCGTAAGAGAAGCTTAAGGGGAATAAGCCACCCCATTTTTATTTTTTTATGGCTTAAAAGAGAACAGGTGATAATATGACAGATTTCGTAGTAACCGATTTTGTAGGAGATATAGAAGATGATTTAGAAACAGCAGTAGCAGCTTTGGAAACCTATTTGGAAACGGTTGTAAATACGGCAACAATAATTATAGCAGATGTAAAGTGTATCGGTCCAGGTAAATATTTTCAGGCATACGCTTTGTGGCACGCAGCCACATCTTAAAAGGATAGGGAGGTGAAATAAATATGATTTACATAAATAATACAGAAAAAGACGTGAAAGTTAGAATCACGGTATCAGAAAATAAAATGACAGGAATGAAGCGATATATATGGAAGAAAGTTAAAATAGGACAAGAAATAGACATACCAGAATCTTATGGAAAGAATAAGCACTTTACGCCAGTAAAGGAAGTAGAGAAAAAAATAGAAACAGTGGAAGGAGAATCTGGTAAAGAAGTAGTTGAAACAAAAGTTTTAAAGAAAGGAATTTTTAAAAAGAAAAAGGTAATTTAAGTGTCGGAAGGCGTTATTAATAAATTGAAAAATGCCAGGGACAAGCTGGCGGACTGTTATGAAGAGGAGGCTACAGACGACCTGCGTGATAATGGAAATCTGATATCAATACACGAAGCTATATTAAGTATTGAAAATGCGATATCTCTTATAGAGAAGAGGAAATAAAATGAGGAGCGTGTGTGAAGTAGCCGATATCAGGAGAACTGTGGGAATAGGAAGCGATACGATAGAAGATGACGACGTTTCAAGGCTGATACAAGAGGCTACAATAGCGGTGGAAGGGTATTTAAATACTGCTGTTTATCCAAAAACTGTTATAAACTCGCTGGATAATCACCTTGGAAATGGCAGCGAGATAATATTTCTTGACAAGATGCCTGTGTTAAACATTCTTGCAGTAAAAATAGACGGAGAGACTGTAAGTCCGCAATATGTTAAGTTCTACAGAGGCGGAAAAATTGTTCTAACAAACAGCGCTGAAGAATCATCGTGGGATGACGACCCACAGGCCAACGTAATAAAATATACTTATGGAATGGTCAAAGATAATGAAGATGTGCAAACCGTTTCTACAGCTGCAATAACAACTCCAGCGACAAGTACAAGCATGGCCGTTTCAAGTTCTGCTGAATTTGAAGTAAATGACTGGGTAAGGATTTATGGAATGGACGGTTATTCGGAAGTTTCAAAAGTAACGGCAAAGGACGATGCAACGCACGCAACAGTTGATATATATTTTCCGCATGAAAACGGAAGCATAGTAATGTTACAGGAGCCGTCAAAAAGGCTTAAAAGATTCGTTGAGATAATAACAAGTCTTATGATGGTAGCAAGGATAGTAGGGGAATCATATACTGATATTGTCGGTTATGGATTGGAAGGTTTTTCTATACAAAAGGGTGAGCCGTACACACAATGGCGTGAAACATATAATCAATTAAATAAAGAGAAACTTGAACTGAAGAAAAACATCAGGCCAATGGCGGTGGTGGTTTAATGGC